ATGGCATTTCAAGTATCACCAGGCGTTCAAGTCAATGAAATTGACGCAACGAGCGTGGTACCTGCAGTTTCTACCAGTATTGGCGGATTTGTGGGTGCATTTAATTGGGGTCCGGTAGAGGAAGTTACTACGGTTGGTTCAGAAAATGAATTAGCTAGTATCTTCGGAACACCAGATTCTGATACAGCAAAATACTTTTTAACAGCAGCTTCATTTTTAAAATATGGAAACGCTCTTAAAGTAGTACGTGCTGAAAAGTCTGACATGAAAAATGCAACAGACGGTACAGCACTTTTAATTAAAAACGAAGACCATTATGATTCCCTTAGCTCATTGAGTGGAACTTTTGTAGCAAAATATCCAGGTGTATTAGGTAACAGCCTAAGAGTAGATATTTGCTCAAATAGTACATCGTTTGCAGCATGGACTGGAGCAGGTTCTTTACCTGATCCTAAAGACAGCTTTGACGCAGCACCATGAACTTCTGATAGTGCGGCAGCTGTCGGTGCAACAAATGATGAAATCCACGTAGCAGTGATTGATGAGGATGGCGTATGGAGTGGAACAAAAGGAACTGTTCTAGAAGTATTCCAATTCTTATCTTTATCACCACAAGGTAAAAAATCAGATGGCACAACTAATTACTATAAAGACGTAATTAATAATCAATCCGAGTATGTATGGTGGAGTGGACACAACTCAGCATTTAATGCTGGTACAGATCCAGTAACTTCAGCAGCAGGTGGGAATTTTGTAGCTTCACAAGCTTTTGCAGATTCTGATACAATCGTATCAGCTGTATTAGCTGGCGGTGTAAGTGATAACGCTCCTGCACATGGTGATATTACATCATCATTTGACTTACTAGCGGATGCAGAAACAGTCGACGTAAACCTATTATTTGCATATCCAGATGCAAATGGAGAAAAGCATATTGCAGACAAATTAATCACAATTTGTAATGCAAGAAAAGATTGTATGGCTTTTGTCTCACCTCCAATTGCAGATTCAGCTGCAGGCGGTTCAGTAGCAGCTGTTATTGAATGGGCAGAAAGTTTACCATCAACTTCTTATGCTTCAACTGATTCATCAGCTGTATACGTATACGATAAGTATAACGATGTACAAAGATGGATTGGAGCTTCAGGATTGTTAGCAGGTTTATGCGCAAATACAGATAACGTTGCAGATGCATGGTTTAGCCCAGCAGGTGTAACAAGAGGACAACTTCTAGGTGTAGCAAAATTAGCTCTTAATCCAAAGAAAGCTGATAGAGATTCTCTTTATAAAGCAAGAGTAAATCCTTTAGTATCTTTCCCAGGACAAGGTACTATGTTATTTGGAGATAAGACTTTGCTATCCAAACCAAGTGCGTTCGATAGAATCAATGTTAGAAGATTATTTATTGTTATTGAGAAGGCAATTAGCACAGCTGCTAAAGGTCAACTCTTTGAATTCAATGATGAATTTACAAGAGCTCAATTCAGAAATCTTTTAGAACCATTCTTGAGAGACGTAAAAGGTAGAAGAGGTGTTACTGACTTTAAAGTTGTTTGTGATGAAACAAATAACACAGGTCAGGTAATTGACGCTAATAGATTTGTAGCTGATATCTTTATCAAGCCATCAAGATCTATTAACTTCATTTCATTAAACTTTATAGCAACAAGAACCGGTGTCGATTTCACAGAAATCGCAGGCGTATAATAGGAGATTAAAATGGCAATTTTAGGCGTAGATGATTTTAAATCAAAACTCGTAGGAGGTGGCGCACGTTCCAACATGTTCAAAGTAACATGTAATTTCCCTTCATATGCTCAAGGTGACGTTGAACTATCTTCATTCATGATCAAAGGTGCTCAGTTTCCTTCATCAGTTGTAGCTCCTATCCCTGTATTATTCAGAGGTAGACAACTACAAATTGCTGGAGACAGAACGTTTGAACCAGTTTCATTAACAGTTATTAATGACACTGGATTCGAAGTAAGAAACGCTTTTGAAAGATGGATGAATGGTATTAACGAGCACAACAATAATAGCGGTATTAGTAATCCAACAGATTACATGGCTGACATGATTGTTGAGCAGTTGAATAAACAATGTGAAGTTACTAAGACTTATGATCTTAGAGGCGTTTTCCCAACTAACTTATCAACTATTGAACTTTCATATGATAATGAAAATCAGATTGAAGAATTCACAGTTGAAATGCAAGTACAATATTGGGAATCAAATACCACTTCTTAAAAGGTATATAAATAATATTAAAGGGGGAGGAAACTCCCCCAATAATATATGAGGAATTAAATATGGCAGAATTTTTTGGTTTCGAAATAAAGAGGGCTGGTCAAGAGAAGCAGCTACCTTCCTTTGTTCCGAATACAGATGAAGATGGCGTTGGTGTAATATCTGCTGGCGGGCACTTTGGTCAATATATCGATATTGATGGTGATAGTGCAAAGGATGAGAAAGATCTTATTCTTAAATATCTTGATATTGCTACTCAGCCAGAATGTGATGCTGCAGTTGAAGACATTATTAATGAAGCAATTGTTGGTGATAATAAATCAGCACCAGTTGAAATA